AATAAAAATACAGTATAAATAAAAATATGAACGACTTTAGATTGACACAAATTTTAAAAGACGTAGATAAAACTAAATTACCAGATTATCGTATTGATCCTAGTATGAAAACTGTAAACATTTATAATAAAAATAATTATAAAAAACAAATTAAGTCATTTGGTATAAAACTTTTGGTTAATATCACAATTGTAGTTGCTTTAATTTTAATTTATTATATTTACAGATAATGTCTAGTGTCTTTTGTATAGGTAACGGTGAGAGTCGTAAAGATTTTAATTTAGACCTACTAAAACCACACGGTAAAATTTATGGCTGTAATGCTCTTTATAGAGAATATACACCTGATGTATTAGTGTCCGTTGACCATGGTATAATGCACGAGATATATCAAAGTGGTTATTGTTATAAGAACGATACTTGGTTTAGAGATTGGACTACAGTGCCAGATCATATGTATGAGAGTATGGTATACGCTGGCCTTACTAAAATTGACATAGAAGAATTAAATAAATGGCATATCAAAAACGAAAATAAAAGAACAGACGAAAAAGAATTTGTAATGCACGGTGCCAATCTATCTGGCTTAGTTACTATATTGAAACAAAACAAAGATAAATTTCAAAAAAGAATAAGCCAAAATGTATTGTGTGTAAGTTGGGTAAAAGAGAACGACAAAACAAAAAATATTATGGATATTATGCCTAACAATCGAGACCTTGGTTGGGCCGCTGGTCCTACTTCAGGTTATATTGCTGTTAAAAAAGAAAATCCCACAAAAGTATATTTAATAGGCCATGATTTAAATAGTACCACTGGTAAGGTAAACAATTTATATAAAGGATCAAAGTATTACGTTATACCAGAACACGGCCCTACACCTAGTGTTAATTGGGTTACACAATGGAAACAGTTATTTACACAAAACCCACACATAAACTTCTATAAAGTAAACACCAATATGAAAGGTGAAGATCGTGTGAATACCAAAATATATGAGTGGAACGAAATAAAAAATATACATTATATAACATACGAAAATCTGCTTGACAAACACCTTAAATGATGTTATAGTGGAAGGATGTATAAATATAATGGTACGTTTATATAGTACATATACAAATACAACAATACAAATACAATGGAGAAAATACAATGGACTTTAATACATTAAAAACAAGTCATTCTAACTTTGATAAACTTACCAAAGCATTAGAAGCTACCCTCAATCCTGAGGATATTAATAAACAATCAAAAGACAAATACGCTGACGACAGAATATGGAAACCTGAACTAGATAAAACTGGTAGTGGTTATGCCGTGCTTCGTTTTTTGCCAGCAACCGAAAAAGAGGAAATGCCGTGGGTACGAGTTTGGTCACACGCCTTCCAAGATAAAGGTGGTTGGTATATTGAGAACTCATTAACAACTTTAAATCAAAAAGATCCTGTTAGTGAAGATAATACACGATTATGGAATTCAGGTGTTGAATCTGATAAAGAGATAGCAAGAAAAAGAAAAAGAAAATTATCTTACTTCTCTAATATATTAGTTGTAAGTGATCCTGCTCATCCAGAAAATGAAGGCAAAGTATTCATATTCAAATATGGTAAAAAAATATTTGATAAGATTACAGAAGCAATGCAACCAGCATTTGAAGATGAGAAAGCTATCAACCCATTTGATTTTTGGAAAGGTGCAAACTTTAAACTAAAAATTAGAAAGGTAGATGGTTATTGGAACTACGACAAATCTGAATTTGAGCCTGTTGCCGCCATTGCTGACAATGATGAAAAAATCAAAGCAATATGGTCTAAACAATATGCTCTTACGCCTTTCTTGGCCCCTAGTAATTTTAAATCCTATGATGAACTCAAAGAGAAACTGAATAGGGTAATTACGGGAACTAGAAATACTGCTACTATTGAAAGCGCCGAACTCCCTCCGGTTAAATCAAATGGTACAGTAAAAAGTAACGGTAAAACTACTCCAGCTGCTAGTGATGATGACGATACGTTGTCTTACTTTAGTAAATTGGCAGATGACGAGTAGAATCTCTCTCTACTAATACTTTAAAAGGCCATTCGAAAGAGTGGCCTTTTTTAAATTGTTCTTGTATTTAAATTCATAAAAGTAGGATCATCATTCATAGGTGTAATAGGCATAATCGTTTCATTAGAACTACTTGTAATATTATTCATTGGTTGTACATTATTAAATGTTATTGGCGGTTTAGTTGAAGCTTCTTTAGACATAGCATAATCTTTACTTAAATCTGTAAATTCTTCCATAGGTGTCAATATACTAGGAGTTCTTCTTCTTACATTAAACATTTCACTTGTAGGTCGATCTGAAGTAGGTCTTATTCTTTCTTCTGATGGCATTTCAGTCGATATTTCAGCAGCTTGACCTGTTGTTCCTTCTACTTGTTGTGCAACTAAATCACTTTTTGTAGCATCATATTCACCTGTTGCCATATCAGTAGCAGGTTGTCCTTCTTCAGTGCCTTTTAAATCTTTCTTCTCATCACCACCAAAACCAAATATTTTAGCAACAAATTTAAAGGCCTTATATAAACCATATATAACAGCAGCTAAACCGGCCGCTGCGGCTATGTAAGGTAACATAGGTATCAATAATCCAAAAAATCCCATAGTAAGTAATCTAGCACCTTTTAATAATCCACCAAATACTTGTCCTACACCTTTTATAGTAGAACCTAATTGTTTAAATGCTTCAATAGGTGCCATTAAAGTTGCTGTAAATTGACCAATAGGTCCTCTTAATAAATCTGGCCCTCTTTCGCCTTTTAAAAATTCACCAGTTGCTTGTAGGCCGCCTCTAATACCAGTAGGCTTTCTTTCATTATAACTTAAATTTATTTTATCTTTGAGTAATTGTTTTTCGTTCTTCTGAAGCTCAGTGTATGCTTTTACTATTCTATCACTATCTTTTTTATCGATAGTATTACCTTTTTGTAATTGTTTTTGTTCTTTATCTAATTTTTTTCTTTCTTCTATATTTTTTCTTTCTTCTTCTCTTATTCTTTTAAATTCTTGTTTAGTTTCTGTATTAGTTAATATCTTTAATTCTCTCTCTTTAGTAATTTGATTGTCAACTATTTTTGTATAAACACCTTTTTCTTTTAATATTTCTTGTTCAGTTTCTAATTCTACTTCTCTTTTTTCTCTCTCAGCTTTTCTTTTTTCCATTATAGAACCTAATTTATCAATACTATTTGATAATGTGCTGCTAAAATTTCTTAAATCAATACCTAACTTCTTTTGTAAATCTTCAATAATATCTAATGCCTTTTCCTTGTCTTTATCCTCCATAGACTTCAATAATTCACCAACTTGTAATATGTCTTTATTAATATCTGGTGCTATTGCTGCTATCGAAGCTTTAACTGATAAATCTATACTTTGAGCAATTGTTTTTTCTAAACTAGATAACGACTCAGCAATTTGAGTTTGAGATAGTTTTTCACCACCGATTTCTTTTAATGATTGTAAAAATTCTGATTTTTGTTTTTCCACTGCCTGTTCTGATTTAAACTGTTGAACGGCTGATTCATCATCATCGCCTATTAGTCCTTCAGATTCATATTTCTTAGATTCTTTTTGACCAGGCTCCATACCTACAGCCAACATTAAATTATCTATATCTTTGGCCATTGTTTAACCTATTTGATCTTCGTCTAAATTAATTTTTATTTTATTTGCTACTATTTTTTTATCTTCAATCTTTTCTTGTGTTCTACCATATGCTGATATGCCTAATACGGCACCCATAGCTATATGAAAGAAACCAGCGCCTTGTAATGTCAATGGATTCCATTGTGTAAACACAACTGTTTTTAAATATGTCGCTTGAGCAAAATTCCATAGTATAGGAAATATAACAAAATCAAAGGCACAAACGGCCAGATATAACCAGCCCATAGCTGGTCTCCATTTATTATTAAAATTTGTTTCTTTATTCTCTATACTCATTATTTCTCCCTTGCTCTTTTATCGTTTTCTTCTTTAATATAATTAACTAACATTTGAACGTAAATATCACGCTCCCATGGTATCATACTTTCAATCTCAGTTAATGAATATTTATGATGTTGAACTAAAGCAAAATTGGTTTCATATAAGGCCTCTAGGGTATTGTGGGCGAGGCCTATACGAAAAAATCTTGTAATCCCTCAAAGGTTATTTTACTCTTAACCTTTGTATTAGGATTCTCTACTTCAACTTCATGTTTTAATCTAGGTAAAGTATCAAAAAACTTTTTAATAGACGTAAATGCATCTTGTGGTAAGTTTTCTAAAAACTCTTTCATTTCATCTTTAGTAACATCTTTTGATGGATATATTTTATCGCCTTCAAAGATATGGTCAACACACTCAATTAGAATCGAAAATATTGATTCAAAATTTTTAGTATTAACTTCTTCGCCCACTATACCCAATGTACCTACAGAATATGTTGATAATGTAGGATATTTTAAAACTAAACCTAAGTTTCTTTTTTTGTCTATTAATATTTTATTTGTATGTTCTTCATTTACATGAACTTCTACTTTTGTTAAATCAACATTAACTTCAGTATAAGTTTTGCCATCATCAGGACAGATAACTTTAAAATTAGCAATTTCACCAATTGATTTTGCTCTTATATTTAAAAATATATATTCTATATCAAATAATGGTAATGTATCTACTTTTAACGTATTGAAAGTACAAGCATCAACTATTTCTTTTAAAGCGTTGACCATATCTTTATTATCTTTTGATTCTAAAGCTATGTACAGTATTTTTTCTTCTTTAACTAAAAAAGGCCTGTATTTAACCTTTTTATCCGTGGATGGTAATGTCAATTCATAACTTGGGACATCAACTCTTGGTAACACCATAATTTACTCCTTTATATTAAATATTAAGTGGTGGAAAATTACCAAATGGAGGAAATACTCGACCACCTGTAATACCACCGATTGGTATTCTTCTTTTTAATCCTTCTAATACTTCTGTACCAGCTCTTCTTAATTCTGGAGGTAATTTATTTATGAAACTACCAAAAGCACCATATTTACTCTTTACTGTAACATCAGCAAAGTTAGGACTACCTAATGCTATATTACCTGATCTATCAATAAAGTAATTAATCCAATATCTAAAATCAAAAGTAACATTAAATGTTTGTGCATCATTAACATCTGCTGAATATTCAACAGCACTAATTGTTTTTGGATAAACATCAAATAATTTAATAGCATAAGTTACATCATCTCTTTCATTTCTGCTTTCAAAACTACCTAATTGAAATATATTACAGTCAGAAACATAATTATCATAAAAATTGTAATTATGTGAACTTGTGCTAAATGCTGAATTTTGCCATACTTCAAAGTATGATCTTTCTCTCATAAATTTATCTGTATAAAATGTAGCAGTAATAGGTGAAGATTTATAATCATATACAAATTTACGAGTAGGTCCATTATGTTTAATTTCTTTTGTTTGAGCATCTCTATCTGGCATACTAATAGAACGACAAAATGCTTGAACTCTTTTAGCATTTGCTATTTGAACTGCTAATAATTCTGATTGACTTCTAAATGTTTGTTGTAATTCATTGGCAGCATTAGATAATTGATTTTCTTCTAAAAATTCTATTTGTGGATTGTTACCATTATTATTTAAAGCATTTAATGGCACACCTTTTGGTAAATTAAATTCAACATAAAATCTGGCTTTACGAGCAAATCCTTCTGCTTCATTTACATATGATTGATAACGGCCTATTGTAGTAGCTGGATTACCACCTGCTTTTTGTTTAAACCTAGGATCATTTTCTACATTATCTAAAGAACGATCACGGGGAATACCTAATCTTACATCAAATCCACCAATTCTTCTGCCTGCTCTTAATATGGCCATTATATAACACTCCTTGAAGCAGCATAAACACTAGCAGCAGAACTTTTTTGAAATTGTTGAACTG